CAGGCCAGTGGTAGAGTTGTAATTTTCTGTAACACCAGTTGTGAAAGCAGAGCCACCATTGGATGTTCTGATTTGCAGCGGGTGGCTACTCACGTTGGCAGTGTTGTCAATCAGGTAAGTATGGCCCTTATAGAAAGTAAAGTTTGGGTTATTACCTGAAGTAGCGCCCGGACCAGTAAACGTGTAGGCCGAGCTTCCGCTAGTGCCAGCAGTATACTTTGTCACTGGCCCTGTGGTTTCATCGTTCAACCTTATCCAAGCGCCGCCGTGAGCAAAATATAGCCCACCTGTAGCGTGAACGTGAGCCACAGCCCCATGATAGGTTGATGCACTGGGCAAATCACTTAGGTTGGCATAGTAAAATACAATCTTGTTGGCACCAGAGCTAACGTCGAAAAGTCCATTGGCATCTATGATGTCGGTTAATACGTTGGAACTGTTTCCCAGCGCAGCGTAAATCTCGTTAAAATTATCGTTTATCTTGTCAGCGCCAGCACGAAGAGTGTCTCCGGTGCCGTCATTAGCGCTCGACCCTATTCCTACTGCCTGCTTTGCCATTTAGCCCTCGTCAAAAGTTTTGGTGCTTGAATCCAACGTAATGCTGGATGAATCAAATGTCGTGGCGCTGGTGGTAGTCACGGCTGCAACACTTACCGTAAAAGCCGCTCTCAACACCGCTATCACTGCTGCTGGTTCCACCCCGACAGTCGCATTTTCACCACCCCCGCGTTGACCACCGATGGTTGCGGTGCCGGACGCTGAGACAAACGTGTAAAGGTTAGAATCCGTGACAGTAATCGTATAACCAGTGGAATTCTCCAATGCTGCTTTTGTAAATCCATCAAACGACCTCGCTTTTTCAAACCTTACAACATCTCCTGTCGTACGTCCATGAGACGGCTCAACTACCGTAACAACGTCACTACCCGCAGAACCAGATAGAAAAGGATTCAAAGGCAGCAAACGAGAAACAGTAGTCTCGGTGCTTTGATCCGGACGCGGATCATGGATAGCCTGCGGGTCCGGCCCCACGCGAATCGGCTCTAACTGTGGGTGCTTTGACTCAAACTCATCGGGGCCAACCTTGGAGCCATTCCACTCCGTGACCATTGTCACCAACCGATATCTAAACCCGGATCGGTCAGATATTCCGTAGGCATCCTTACCCGAAGCAAACCTGGCCATCAGTTCACCCGTAGATACTGCATGCTAGGCTGTAGTTTCAAAGCCACACGATCCTCATCCTCATCTGCCGCACGTTGAAATTCTTCTTCATACACCGCCTTGAGAAGCTGCACCCTCTCCGGTGCCTTCTTCATTGCAGTGTAGTACGCAAGGCCAGCAACCATGCACGGCAAAAAACGAAACGGTGCATCTGTGGTGTTTACCAAGGCATCCGCATCTTCGATGCGTTGAACATAGTAATACACAATGCTGTCGCTAGAACTGTCAGGTGTAGGCCAGAGTATAATTTCTGGTGTGGTCTGTCGGCTATAGTAATACTGACTTGGACGCCCTGTCTGTGACTTGTTAGGAAGATACAGGTACTCGCTTCTAGACATGCGGTCTAGCTGATAGTCTACGCTGCTGCGCCGTAGCACAACTTCTAACAAATCAGTGTATGTGGTGTTGAAAGCGTACGTCGCTGTGCCAGAGGTAAGAGATTGCGTTGCTTGCTTTACTGTCCAGAGATTCAACCCACGATTGGCCCAGTCAGCGAACATCAGGTTCAAAGAACGTCGAGCCGTACGCGCATCGTAGCCGGTGCGAACCTCAAGGCCGCACCGTTCGTATGCCTCTTCTATGATCTCAGCTACGTCGAGATCAAAGTCCCTTGAACCTGATGTAGTCATTTTTTATCTCCCGCGTACAGATTATCAAAAATCTGATTTACGTCCAAAGTATAGTCCAGGTCAGACTTAGAATAGTGAACATGCTGCGAAGGTCTGAAGTCAGGAGCACCTGACCCTGTTTCGAACCATGCCGGATGTGTCACCCGCACTCTGTTATTAGGCAAAGCGATTATATTCCCTGTCCATTTTCCTGCATCCAACAACTCTAGCACATGGCTTTGTTTGTGTTGGGCAGGGTCGTCAGCTACCTCACTTTCAGTGTAATCCACTGTGAAATAGTATTTTGCCGGATACATCTCCCCGTCTACTTTTGCCAACCAGGGACACGGTTGTGCCCTGTCTAACACATAGACCGCATGAGTATGAGACATGCAGTCCCAAGGTTGAGCGTAATGAACCGGCATCGGTTCAGGCCACTCGTCTAGCGGTGTATCACCAACTAATGCTGTTATGGGCATTCTTGCCCACATTGCGCCTCCATGGACGTTGTCTTCACCGGTGTCGTCCACCTCACACCCAGTGAAGATTGTTTGAAAACTCAAGCAGCGATTTGGCATCGCTGTGACGGCTATAGCCATCGCGTGAAGAAAGTCCCCGTGGTGGTCGTCATGATTGCAGGTATACTCTCTTCGCACCCAGCACTTGAAGTGCGGGATGTTACTCTGAAGAAATGCCACGTTTTACCTGCTCCTGCTTGCTCCGCCACGACGCATCTTTTTAACGCCACCACGAGCCATGCCTTTTTTCTTCATGGCACCGCCACGAGCGTAGCCTTTTTTCTTCATGGCACCGCCTGCTTTGCGCTTGGTAACTCCGCCGCGCTTCATACCTTTTTTCTTCATGGTGCCGCCCATGTTCTTCTTAGCAACGCCGCCGCGCTTCATACCTTTTTTCTTCATGGCACCGCCACGAGCCATGCCTTTTTTCTTCTTCTTTACCGCCATGATAAACCTCCTCTAGCGATTTCTGGTGGGCATCTGTCCGGCACCCGCCATTTCTTTACGAGGCGAACAAAGCATGCCGCCTTTCTTAAAACCTGGAACTCCTCGGCCTTTCAGAATATCAGCCTTGGTAACCTTGCCATCTTTGTTAAGGTCCGGAAATTTTTTAGCCACTCTTCTTTCTCCTTACAGCTTTCACACGACGCGGCTTACCAGCCGGCTGACCTATGCGCTTCTTTTGATTGATCCTACTACGCTTTTCTTTGGCAGTCATCTCTGATGCTGTCTTGGGGGTTTTAGACGAAACCCTCTTAGTGGGGCGACAATATGGAGTACCCCGTTTTTCACCTTTGCGACGCCCACATGCCTTACCAGTCCTCTGGTCCTTCCAGTCTTCTTTGAACCATCGTTTAAGCGCAAGACCACTTTTTGTTTTCCTAACCGCCATCGTTTAACTTACCTCTGCTGAAGATATAGCCAAATGAGAAACCCTATGCCGCTTGCAACCAGGAGTAAAAAGAATATGACACTAACAATTTCTACAAACTTACGACGACGCTCACGTTGCCTGTATAAGGTTTCCTGTCGTTGTTTTCTAATCTTACCTTCCATACGAACAAGTTCGTCCCAGTGAGACCTGCCCATTGTAAGACCAATCCAGTTTTGTAACTCCAAACGCTGTTGTTGTGCTTTCTTCTTTGCTGCAAAAACCTCGATAGCCTCTTGTTCAACACTCTTTCCACCAAATAACTTTTTAAATATTGGCGGATTCTTCGCTTCTTTTTCTGCTTGATCCAGATCTGATAGCGCGCCCATCCACCTGGATAAGTCAGACGCCATTGCCTCTATATCGCGGCCAATGGCAAAGCCCTTTTTTATCGCGCCAAAAGCCGCCGAAGCAGTCGCCATTGCAGATACTGGATCCATCAGTATACCTTCGTGTCTCTATCTACCATCTTTGGCAAACAATAAGATGTGATGTTCTGTCCTTGCTTGTGCAGTCTTTGTGCAAAGTACACGCAGTCATCGACAGAACGAAAATACATGTCATTACTAACCAACGTACGTTTTTCACCCACCCCAAGATACACGAACAACAAAAACACATGGATCAAGATTGTGTAACCATGCCCTTGGTTCGTTTGCGCCGATCATTCATGATAGCGCCACAGCCACGAGCCACCGCAGTTCCCTTTATTGGCTTTCCTCGAAAAGGTCTCTTTGATCTTTGCTCTGTGATTTCGATTCCACCGTCAGCCCGTTTGCTTTTTTTCTTTTTGCCGCCGGTGCCATAGTTGGCAGCGCCAACTTTTCTGCATTTCGCAATGGCCCCACTAGCGTACGCCGACGGGAAAACGCGATATCTCGCTTTAACTTTGTGATAGCATGCATCTTTAGGCATTCTTTCTTTTCCTTCTACTAGCGCAATGTGCTCTCTCGCTGAACCCGCGAGGCCGTTTGCAATTTACCTCTGCCTTACGCTTCTTACTCCACTTTTTCTTTTGCGGAGATTTCGAAATCTGCTGTCGTATGGAACCGCGCGAGATCGCCATTACCTCTCCTCTTGATAAAGTCTTCCCATAACGGCGTTAACATGGCGTTGTTAGAATCAACTTTTGCTGCAATCACCGCCGTGCGCTTGTCCACCTCTATGAGGGTTGTAAGGATCCAAACCACAAGAGAAAGAGCCACGCCGCCAACACCAATAACAAGGGTTTTAGCCAGGGTTTTTTCATCTAGCATTTCCACCTCCGCCTTGCCTGCCGAAGCCTGCTATTTGGATTCTTTGCAGCTTTTGGGAACTTCTTCATTTGACCAGCACTTCTAGCGCAAAAAGACTTACGTCGCTTTGCGTCTTTGCTGCCCTTTTTTACTTTGCCGGTGACCGCAGTTTTTAACTTTGAGCCTGGGTTTGCTCTGCGGTATGCCTTCACCCCAGCCTCGGTCATTCCCGCCCCAGACTTTGTGGGGCGGAAATTCTTTTTGTTTCTGCGTGGCATCTTGCTGGGTGTACGTGCCATGACACTACCCAAAGAATGCGGTTATCGAATCAATGTTCGTCAGTGTTACGTGACAGCCGTCTTCGAAAATTATTCCATGATCTGGAATAGTGATCTGAGTGTCATCCCCTGCCACGAAAGTCATGGTCAAGAGAGTCGTGCCAGATCCGCCGCCACTCCTAAACACCGCAGCGGGGCTTCCACTGCTTGCGCTTCTGACGACAAACGACTTGAGTCTATTCCTGCCGCCAATCAAGCTGCCTGTCGCGGTAGCTGTTTTAGCAATAATGGAGCTTGCCATCGCAACCTCCTATTAGCTGTCGGCGAACGGTGTTGCCGCGCTGCCCGATCCTACAAGAACGCCCTGCACAAGATATACATTGTCTTCGATTGCAGTGATTTCCACGTACGATCCTTTGTCACCGCCCGTGGTCGTACCGTTCATCGAAATAACATCGTTGCTTGCACCCGGTACGAAAGTCGAAGAAGCATTGCTATCACCCACAACTTCAAGCGACCCGACGTACTTATCAGTGCCATCTGTTTTGATGTCACAGTCGGAACAGTCGGTGCCCACAAAGAATGTGTAACGAGCGCCGAGAGTGTCAGTTGAAATAGTTGGAAGAGTAATCGCACCGTCTGCATCATTCACTTTAATGATACGTCCGACATGATCGTCATAGGTAAGAGTGGTCTCTGCGGTGATGTTAACCATCGCATTAGCACCCTGTGCGGTGAAGCCGCGCTGGGACCGGACCGGACCCGAGAAGGTTGTTTTTGCCATGTTGTGCTCCTGTCTTGGCAAGTGTCAGACCTACAATAGGTCTGTCAGGTACTAGAGTATACTACCCGAAAAAAACGGGGGCTGCAATCGCAGCCCCCGAGGTAACTAAACCGTGTGCAAAAGTTTAGTTAGGGAGGAACTCACGCTCCTGGTGACCCAAATACGCAACGCGGATCTGAGAAACCAAATGAGTAACGCTCACGAGCCTTGAACCGCATGTTTCCGGTATCGAAATCCGGATCCATGTTGGTTGCAAGAGCAAGCCTCTCAAAGTGCTTGAAGCCATTCGGAGTGTCCGTCTTAATGAAGAACGCATCCGTGTCGGTCAGGAAGTCGTTGACGACATACCCTTCCGGCAGCATGCCCATGCTCTTGAGAGCGTTAACATCGTTGTCAGCACTGCCGACACGAAGGTTTGACACCAACAGACGTTCAGCAATGAACTGAAGCTGACGTGGAACAATCAGTTTCATGCCCCGAAGAGCGATGATCATTCCGCGCTCATCCACAAAGCCAGCGATGCTGATCAGGAAATCTTCCAAAGAAGTTTCATTTAGATCGGCTGCTGTTGAAGGCTCATTAGCAAACGTGCCACCATTGGTCAGTGGGTGGTCAGTAGCACAAAGTGCCTTGCCATCACCACCAGCAGTAGCCCCTGCCGTGAACGCGTTGTTAAGAACCGAAGCGGCCTTAACTTGTTTGGTGTGTGCCATTGACCGTGCGAGTGCACGGGTATAGCGAGACGCTAGACGGTCATACAGGTTGTCTTCCACCGCTTCTTCGGTGATCGAGAAACCCATTGCGACTGTCTCGTGGTTATACCTTGCGGTATACGCCTCTTGTGCGTCATCGAAGGTGATTCCGGAACCTTCCTGCTTAACAGGAGCGGCACCAAAACCAGACAACATGACCTCTTCTTCAAAGGCACGATCTGATGCCTCTGTGTCAAAGATCTCTGCATGCTGACCTTCGTAGCGAGTGTATTCCATTCCGAAAAGAGCGTTAAGACCAGGCTCAAGCTCTTTCGCGAGTTGTGCGCGACTAATAGCCATGACTTACCCTCCTTTAGGAAATCGCCGCATCGGCATCGGCACCGAGCAACGCGTGGTTGTTGATCTTAACGATGTAAGACACACCAGCAGCGGAGTGGTCGGAGTTGTCCACATCCTCATGGATTCCAAGAATCATCAGAGGATTTGAAGGATCCGTATCTTCTGCTGTTGAGATATCTACCTTTGTCGTTGAGATACCTGTGGTGGTGTTACCAGAAGCACCATCTTCAAGTTCTACTGTCTTGAAGATATCCGCCTTTGCAGTCGCACGGTCTGTGTTTGTTCCATCTGATGCAACGATAAATCTTTGCATCGGATTGTCGTACACAAATCCGAGGATATCAAAGTTGGTGTTTGCACTTCCAGAACCAGGCCAAGTGTTCGAGAACTTTTTCTTGCCTGAAGTAGCATCTACATATTCACAACCAGCAAACACACCTACATGCTGGACCGTATCGCCGGTAGCACTGGTGATTTGGATTGTTCCGCCGGTAAGCTCCGCTTTAACCAGAGAACCTTGGAAAATCGCGCTTGCATCGCTAGCTATGAAGTATGCATTCGTACCTTGAGTAGCTGGAGAGCTACCAAAGGTATTTATCGGCTTTAGACCGAAGGCAACATTTGCGTTTGCCATTTGTACACCTCATTAATTATTCGGAGGATTTGCCCCCGAAGGTTACACGACTTTGCCTATCATTGTAGATAGGCATCGAGGGGTGTTGTTCCCTCATAAGGTTTTCGTCAACGGCTTTCATCTGGTTGCGGGTCTGCTCCCGATAGTATTCAGTTCTTTCCTCTACCGTCTCTTCAGGTATCCGACACAGCATTAAACCGCCGACGCCGATAACACCTGCATTCTTCCCCTCTTCGATGACCGGAAAATTATCCGCGAGATCAGGATATTCATCCGCCCTGACTGGCTCCCAGCCCTCACGCATCTTAGCGTGTACATTCGTCTTGTCGTCCTCACCCCGAAGAGCAGTTCTGACCCAACGATGCTGATAACCAGCCGGAGCCTCGGGAGCTTCCAGCTTTGATGGGGGTGCCCAAGGCTTCCGCCTTTGGGTCTTTGCGCGACTCTTTGCTTCGCGAGTAGTTCTATCAGCCATGTCTTACTCCTTCACGTACTTGGCATATTCCTCGAGCGGAACATTCAACCGTTTCGCAATCGCAATCTGCGATGGAGTCAGCTTGACTGTTCTGCGCCCCTTACTTGTCGGCGCTTTTGACGCCGTGGACTCAGCAGAAGCGACTCTGGGTCCAGTGTCGCGCTTTGCTTCTGCAAACTTATGCGGAAACTCCGTGCGAACACGCTTATCTAACTCACTGTAGTACTCATCGGACGTGGGGTCAAACCCTTCATCCTCGATAAGTTGTCGATGAATGCCAAAAGCAGCGTATGTCATAGTCTGATCGTTGCCAAACCACTCATTTTTCTCTGCCCAAGCCTCTGCTTTAGGGTCTGGAGGCGCTGGCTGCTGCTGATTTGTCTGCTGAACCGGCTCTTGCGGCTCTTGCGGCTGTGCTTTTCGCTCTTCTGCGCGCCGATTTGCCTCTTGATGCCGTGCTTTATCTAGCGCGATCTGACTAATCCGCTCTTGCGCTGCAAACATCGCGTCTGCATCGCCCTCATCGTATGCTTTTTTGTACGCTTCCTTGGCGGCAGCGGCGTCAGACTCAAGTCTGCTGCCAAATTCACCCACATACGCCTGATCCACCTTGTCCAGACGTGCGCGAAGCTCCTCATTCTGCTTTTTTACCGCCTCGGCATACTCAATAGCTGCGTTTCTTTGCCGTTCTTCTTCGCGATACTTGCTGGTAATCTTAGAAATACGCCGCTGAACCGACTCTGAGTATTGATCTAACTCATCCTTTTCTGTGTCATCACCATCTACAGCCTCTGCCGCTGCTTCTGGAGGTGTTTCACGTGAAACATCTTCTGGGGCTTCTGTCTCTTCGACTTCAACCACCTCTACTTCTTGCGTCTCTTCCTTTTCGGCGACGTTGTTTTGCATACTATGCTCCGTATGTCTTGATATCATCGGGGTCGATGATGGTTGCAATGACTTCATCGTCATTGATAATGCGGACCTCGCCGCCTTCTATCTGAAAGCGCGATCCGGCGTACCGACCAATACAAACCCAGTCGCCCTCTTGGCACCACGGTACTGAATCAGGCCCAAACTTGTCTGGATCTTGATATGCCAATGGCCCCAACCTCACAACATAAGCCACAACAGTAGCTCGTGCCTCTCGGTCCTTGGCTTGGTCGGGAACGTATACTCCACCCTCGGTTTTGGCCTTGCCTTGATAGGGCATAACAAGAATCCGCCAGCCTGTGGGCTGCGGGATTCTGTCTGTCAGAGGTTTCTTGGAGGCTTCTTCTTCAGCTTTTTTCTTGGCTTGCTGCTGCCGGAGTATGTGATCAGGTACTAGAAGCGTCGTCATAGTTTGCTTTCTTTAGCAGGGCGTCAAACTCATATAATGCCTGGCTAATCCCCTGTACCTCGCCACACATTGAGCGGTAAGCCTCTATATCTTTGGCTCCACCGGTTGATAGAACACGTGTAATCTCATCCATACGATTGTTCAAGGCTTTTCTATAAGCGTGAACAAAATCTACAACGTCCATTATTTTCCTGCCTACGATCTTGGGCCTAAATACGACTCAAGAATCCTTGCAAAGGATGGATCAGACTCTCGACCAAGTCCGGGTACTCCGCCCTGAAGCAACTCATCGCTAGCAAGTGCTGTAAGATCCATCTGTGGAGATGACACAACAGACGACAAATCAGAAGGCACAGGTTCAGTACGGTCCCTTGTCTCTCTCTTCGGGTACAATTCCTCCAGTATGTCTTGAAGGAGAATCATGCGCTGGGTGTTGTCTTCAAACTTATCAACGGCCCCTCGAAGTCTGTTCGTTGCTGGGCCAAGCAACTCTCTAGAAACAGGAGCAGGTGCTGCGGGATCCGTAGAATACGTTACGTCACCGCTACCGTCTCGGCGGGAAATCGTAGCGCCTTCTGTGTCATCTGTCCCGGTTCCTCCAGTAAATGTGCCCACGGGTGTGTCTGCCCCCGACATGTAAATGTCTTCTGCGACCTGCGAGGTGAACGGCCCGGTGTAGGTTGGCTCATCGTTTAGTAATATTTCAGCAACTGTCGGCGACTGCGAGATGTCCAACAAATCTTGACCACCCGTATTGATCACTCTGATCGTGCCACCAGGCGGGTTGTTTGACTTCGCACCACTTGGGCTATCATCGTCCGTCGTAAATATCCCGCGATCAATTGTTTCAGGAACTGTCCCTGAGTCACGTAGCGCAGCAGAAACCAACTCGCCCATGTTTTCAGGCACGTCAAAACTGTAAATGTCCCTGTCCTGCCTTGCTTGACTTCTCGCATCGCTGCCGGGGGTGCCTGGTATAATTGTGGGATTCATGTTGAATCCAAGTGCGTTGCCAATAAGCGCACCAATCCCCTCCGCCTGCCCCTCGGCTGCCGGGCCAAAAATAGTCAAATCTCCTGGCTGCACACCACTTCTGGTGGTGCCTCGTGCCTCGCTAGCACCCATCGTAGGGTTGCCAAAAACATCAACCTGGGCAAAAGGGTTCATGAATCTGTCGTACGCCATGCGTTTGACGTTCGCGATGCCTTGAGTACCAAGAGTGTTTGTGTAATCAATCTTGTTTGGATCAATCCCGAAAACACGGCTAAAGAAACCGTCATTGCCGTAGGGATTTGTTTCTGTCATGCCAGATAGAGATTCAAACTCTGAACGCGCCATGTACCCGGTACCAGGGCGAGTTGGGGCGGACATTGTATCGTAACTAGAGCGGGGATCATCCGTTGCGAAACGATTATCAATCCGCTCTCCGCCGGCCATCTGCCGACCAACGACGTTGTCCTGACTAATTACTGTCCTGCCCGTTTCGGGATCTGTGCGAAAAGTCTGACCCACTTACCTTACTCCAACAAACTTAGTGCCTCTAACGGCAGCACCTGCACCACGAGCTTGCGAAGATGTACCCACATTTGTGGCACCGCCCATTGCTTTTTTGCGCCCATGCTTGGACTTTTTAGCCGTCTTGTCTTTTGGACTTTTGTCCACGTTTACATCAATCTTTGTGTCTTTCGTCGCAATATCAGCCATCTTTGCTGTATTCTTCTCTTTTCGATTGAGCTTCTCCAGAGCGCCCCTCAAGGTGCCACCTGCCTGAAACTCAAGAGAATCCAACGTCTTTGCCTGCCCAGCGTGAAGTTTCGAGGCTTTCTTCAAGCCCTTGGAAACCTTGGCCACCTTTTTTTCTGTCATCTTACTCATGTTGTTCTCCAATGTCTGAGAACCACCATCTTTGCGACGGCGACCTTCTTCGACAAGACCCTTGGCCTTACCGTATCCTATACCAAGATCATCTGCAAACTGTCTGATACGTGGTCGTGCCATCTACTTTTCCTTCTCGTGTCCTAGCCACACCGCAAACGCGCCAGTCATCGCACCCGTCACAACACTAACTAATCCGGCCTGCGCTGGTGTAGGGTCGGCTAATGTCATAAACCACTCCACTACCCGCCAAGCGGATATTGACATCATAATCATCATCAAGCGGGGAAGTATCTTCCACCGCAGAAATCTTTCCATCGTCACTTCGGCCACGATTTTTCTCCGCCTGCTCTTCTGTGGTTCGATCATGCATGTGCCACATGATCATCTCACTTCTTGCCAAAGAACTTGGTTGCTGACCGTACACCAAAACTAGCTGCCACGATCACGCCTAACGTATACTGATACCAGTCCGGCATCATGCCCAAGGCGGCAAACCCCTCGGCAACAATGGTTCTACCCCACTCACCACAGAAGCTCAAAATGAGCGGAATTGAGAACAAAATGGTAAGCCATTCATCTTTCCAAGACGACTGACTACCCTTCGCCATCAGCTTTTCCCAGTCCGCTGTAGACGTGGCCGCTGATACCATCACAGCAGCTTCCGCCTCTGCCTTGGCTTTAGCAACAGCAGACTTGCCGCGCTGTTCCTCAGTCTTCGAATCCATCCATGAGCCAACAAGTCCACTAATAGGACCAATCAGTGCCTGTATCATCTATTCCTCGACAATGCTGCCTGCGTATTAATTCTGTAGATGTTCACGTCGTTACGCGCCTCTGCAATGTCAGCCTGCAACTTCTGCCGCTGCTGCGCCAACTCGTAAGACTGCTGCAACTTCTCGCGGTCCATCTGGAAGTCCATCTGATCATTCATGACCTTGCGTTCAATTTCCATCTGCGAGTTCTCAAGTTCTTTCTCGCGGATGCCAATCAACGGATCTTGCTGCTGGCTAGGCTGTAGTGCAGGCATTATATCGCGCATGATCTCGCTGACCTGCTGTGCAACCGTAGACTCGATAAGATCGGGTGCGATCTGCGGCACTGGCTGACCTGCCTGCATTGCCTGCTGTGCAGCTTCTTGGAAGAACGCCATGACCTGATCCCGAGCCAATGCCCCAATGTGCTCCTGCACATGAGACAGCAACAGCACAAACGCCTGCGGGTTTGCCGTGCCAACTTGCGAAGACAAGAACATGGTGTGCGCTACGATATGTGCCTCGTGATCCTGATCTGGGAATACCTGCAACGGCATACCCTTCACAGCGTTTGCATTCTCCGTCGCCGGGTCTATAGGCTGCGGCGGTTGCGGCGGCGGCAAAATCGCATCGATGTTCTTGATGTCCATCGCGTCATACATGCGCCGATACGCTTCATACTGATTGTGAAGTTGCGGCGCTTGCTGTGCCAACTGCATCTGTGTTTGCGCCAACGACAGGCGCTGTGCCATCGAAAAGATCGATGGATCCGACACAGGCAGAATATCCACACGGCCGTCAAAGTCCTGCTGCATGATCTCGGCAGGCACGTTCTGGCCAACAAAATATGGATACGGCGCTGGATTGTCCGCAAATATCTCCCCTAACAGCCGAAACTCTTGCTTCTGCCCGTAATGCAGCCGCTTGTGAATTGATGAAATAATCTTCGAACCTTGTTCGATCAGAGCTACCGTCGTGCCCACAGGTGCCTGTGAATTTGCATCTGCTATCTTGGCGTCGGCAACCTGTGCAAACCTGCGGCCCGAATCCACAACCACGCCCAACAACTGAGCAAGTGTGGCAGAAGGCTCTTTGTATGGCAGGGGTATCAGCGCGTTGCGTAAATCACCGCCCGGTGCATCAATGTCTCTGAACTCACCTGGTGCTAGCGGCTCATCGTCGTTACGGATACGTACACCGCGCGCCTTGAATCCAGCAGGCAGATTCGACAACGTGCCGGCATCTATAAGCTGCCGTAGTATC